CGCACCATGCCCCAGAACACGCGATGGTCCTCACCCGGTGTGATGGAGGTTGACGGGCACCATTTGAGATTAGGAAGTATATCCTTTTCCCTTGTGAACTGGCGCCAGTCGGCAGCCTGATGCGCGCGTATGACCGCGGTGTCGTATTCGGTCCTGAGCCAAGTCCGGCACTGGTGGGTTGCGATAGGCATAACCTCGTTCAACCATTGTTCAAACGGCTTCAGATTGCCGTTCGAGTCCAATAAAAGACGTGCCATGTCATTCTGTGCCCGGTGTACCTTGAAAGCCGAGAACACGGCGTTATTCCGGTGCAGGGCTTCTATAAAGTCAGCGTCAGGATCGGAGGGCGGCACATTGCCGAAGGCTTTTCCAACCGCCTTATCCATTGTCGCCCATACCTCATTAAAAAGAGTGGTCTCGATGTCGGATGCCGGATGGAAGTCCTTTGAATAAATATTCAGCAGGGCACGGCGCAGCGCCTCGTCGGAAAAATCGAACGAGGATGACACATCGGAGCCCTTGCCGTAATACAGGCTGTCAACTACCATTCTAAAGCCGCCCCGGTGTTCCACGGGGCTTTGGCGAAAAAACTTTTCAGCCAGTTCTTGAAAGTCTTTTTTTGTTTTTCGTCAGGTTCCGGCAGGTCCTTGCCGTCACCCGGCTGTTCCTCTTCCGGATCGGTGGGTTTTTCCGGATCATCGTCTGTGCCACCGTCTTTCTGAGGTATTTGTTCTGCAGCCCGCTTTGCCTCCTCCGCTTCCCGGGCGCGTCGTTCCTCCTCGTCGCGTTTTATCTGCTCGTAGTCGGCCGGCTTGCTGATACCGAACTCCTCATACAGGTAATCATCATCAACGGGCAGGTTGAAGCCTGTGCGGAGCTGTGTGAGTATGTTGATTTTGGATGTCGGGTCGAGATCCTTTTTCTCCGGGAAACAGAACTCACCCCCTGCAGTATCGATCCCCATCCGGGCCAATATCTCTGCGGCCTCATAGTTCAGCACGTCGAGGACATACAGGCGGTCGGACTGGGTTATCTTGTCCTCGCCTTTCTTATGCACGGTTCCGAGCGCCTGAGTGCCGGTATCGGACGACTCGGTGGTAAGCGTGTTGCCGAGGAACAGCTTTGAGATCTCGTTGTTGCATCTCTCGCACAACCGCTCGTACACATCGGCGGAGCCGGTCTTGTTGCCCGCCTCTATGAGGTTGAGCGAGGTGTCCTTGCCGTGTACGAACGTGGCGAGGCTTCCCACGTTTGCGGCGTCGGATATGGCGCGCTCCCGGCTCCCTTCGTCGTCCGTGTCGTATGTGTACTCCTGAATGGGCATGCCGAATATCTCCGAGAACTGTGACCAGTCCCCGGTGGTGTTGCGCTTGTATATCACCCACGGGGCGGCTTTGGCAAGCAGCCCGAGGTCGTCGGGGCGCCCGACGAAAAGCAGGTCGGGATATTCGTCCCACGCGATGCCGGTGATGTCGGTCTGGTGGCGCAGTATGATGCGGCGCACCGGGTCCGCATGTTTGCGCGGGATCAGGTTATAGTCGATCCATTCGCCGTCCTTGAAGAACTGGCAGAGCGTGAAGCCCCAGAACCGGGAGTCGATAATGTCGCTCACGAGCCTTGAGAACCAAGGTGAGCGTATCTGCTCGTTAACCTTGTCGTCCGGCTTGCCGTCCCGCCGGAACTCGATGTCGGAGCACAGCACGGCATTGCGCCGTTTCTCTATGACACAGGACAGGTGCGAGTCCATGAGTATGTCGGCGTACATGTCATACAGTTTGTAACGGCGTGGGAAGTCCACATTCTCGGCAGTCCTGATTGCCGCCGTGTAGTCCGCTATGTCTATGCCGAACCGTCTCGGCTGGGTAAGCATGATGACGTTCGGGCGTGACTGTCCCGGACGCGGGATATTGCCTCCGGAGGTGATTATTCCCGGGCGGTTTCCCGGGTTCTTTTTTCGTTTGCTCATAATGGTGGTGGTTACATGTGACTGACTCGTTTAGGGTTGCTTCGTATGCGGAATGACGCGCCGGAGCTCCGTTCCTCCTCGGGCAGGAGGGGCGCTCCCTCTATCGAGATGTCCTCGCGCGCCACCGCCTTCATCCATTCCACCGCACGCTCGTAGCGGTCTTTTCGTATCTGCGACAGCTTCTGCGGGTTGTGTATGCAGAATATATGGTACACGGCAATATCAAGTACCATCATCAGTACCAGCTGGTGGCGGCCGTCGCCGGTGGCGGAGAAGATGCGGTCGCAGTCATAGCGTTTCGACAGGTAGCAGCGCATCTCGGCTATCGCCCTGTCCTCGCATATCTCCACCACCGTATCATCGTCACGCGTCAGCGCGTCGAGTATCTCACGGTGTATGGATGCGTCATAATCTGAAAGTTGAACAAATTGGCTCATATATGGAATTTATATGTTATAATCTTCGTTTGTTGCGCCGGCTTATTTCCGACCGGGAGCGGGTGACGGGCGTTTCCACCTTGCGCATGGTCTCGTCCAGTATGCGGTTGCCGCCCTCCACGGCATCGGGCCCGTCGGCGGGATAGCGCAATGTCAGGGTGAAAAGCCGGAACTGGTCCTCGAGCTCCTTCATGTGCGGGTTGTCGCGTTCGGCCTCGTTCAGTATCAGGTTCCCTTCCCGGTTCATCGGCTCAAGGTTCGCCTCGATACGGGTGGCCTTGTCCGTCTTTTTGCGTTCGTCAGGCCGGATATACAGTTGTATCCCCCTCTCTTTGCGGACCTTGGCTACAAGGGGCCGGAACACCTGCTGGAAAAACGGGTCCTGCAGCTTGTTGTTCTCCATGTAGCAATAGACCGGGGCGTCATCGCCGACATGCTCGAGGAGCTGCACGTACCAGTCTATGAACTCGGCATTGAGTGATTTTGCGAGGCGCGACTTTATCACATACAGTCTGCCGTCGAGTTTCCCGAGCAGCATCACCGCCTTGAATGACTTGCCCTTCTTCGCCTTGCTTTCGCCGGGGGACGGGTCCCCGTATGCAACAAGGAACTTGAATTTTTTAAGGGACGGCACCTTGCCATAAGTGACCGTCTCGAACACTTCCCCGGCAGATATCGGATTATTGAAATACTCCCCTTGGGCTGCTCTGGTGGTTATTTTAGAGAGGGTTCGGTCGATAGACTCTTCCGAGTTTTTCTCCGGCCAAGTGGAGTTTCCATCCTTGTCGCGTATGTTCACGATGTCCCAGTGGTCGGCCATGGCACCGGCGCGTACCACACAGCAGTCCTTTGCGATAATATTTCCACAGAAGACAATCAATGTGGGCGTGGAAATGGATCGGGTAGGGTAGAGGGCCTTTTCCCACCATTCCCACCGTTTCTGTATGATGTCCGGGTTCTTGCAGTCCTCGTCGGTGTCGAAATCATCCACGAGCAGCACATCCGGCCTTATCGCCTCATTTCGGGAGCCACGTGGCGACTGCCCGGCTCCAAGGGCGCGGAAGGCCACGCCCCTTTTGGTCAGGAACTCGTCCTCCGTCCATGCCCCCGGAGTCATTTGCGCGCCGTAATACGCGATAATGCGTCCGTTGGCCTCGAGCATGGCCCGGTATGGCGCGAGCAGCCTTGCGGCGTTATCCTTGGAGTTGGAAGTCAGGATGACGTTATGCTTGCGCCCGGTCAGTACCAGATACAGAATAATGCACATGGTGATGGTTGACTTCGCGAGCTCACGGCTCCATGACAGCACCTCGAACCACTCGTCGTTGGCTATGATGCGCCTGATGGCCCGTTTATGGAACCCGGCGAACTCGCTTTTCACATAGGGGGCGCAGAAGAACTTTATCCATTCAATGGGGTGGGCCTCGAGGTATATGCGGTGTTTCTCCCGTTCGGCATGTGTCATGCTCTTGTCAACCGGAGTCGAGCGCGCTATGTCCTCCTTGAATTTCTCCCAGTCCTGAAGGGCTATTTTGTCAACCTGTCTCATAGCTTGTCCTTTATGTAAGCGTCCGCAAACCGTGTGATCTCCTTCGCCTTCTCGAGGTCAAGCGGGCGCAGCCATTCGATAAATGATGTCAGCACGCTTATGGTGTCGGCTATGCCTATCTCCTGTTCCATTTTCGAGATGGCCGCCGCCAGTTTGCCGAGGATGTCGGCCTCCTTCGATGTCGCGAACCGCTCACCCTCGGGACGGTCGGCGATGTAGCGGTTTATTTCCGCCACCTGTCGGTAGAGGTTTCCTACCTGTTCCTGCCTTGTCAAGGTGATACCCACCTTCTGTTCCTCCCATTTGCCGGTTCGTACCCAGTTTGACACAGTGACGCGGGAGCATCCTACACGGTCGGCAATCTCCTGTTGGGTGAGGTTCTCACGGAGGTATAATGTTTTTGCCCATTCCTTTTTCTGGGCGTTCGTTAAATCTGCCATAATCCTGATTTTTATGATGCAAAATTGCTATAAAAAAGGGAGTTGGCGAAAGAGGCTCCGCATGATACAACTTTACGGCGTTATCATGCGGCCATAAAGCTGTATGATAAAACCACTGTTTTCATACCCCGTTGTTTTATAGCAATTTTGCACCATAAACCGCGGGAGGACCGCATCAAATCCAGTGATAATGAACAAATATTTAAATATACATACAGCCCCTGACGGCACCGTGACGATTTTTCTCTACGGGGAAATCGGGGATTACGGCGATGTCAAAAGCGGCAATGTCGTGTCGGAGCTGAAAGCCGCCGAGAATTCCGGTGCCCGGATTGATGTGCGCATCAACTCCATAGGGGGTGACGTCTACAGCGGAATAGCCTTGTACAATGCCTTGAAAGGGAGCCGGGCCGACATACATATATATATAGACGGCGTGGCGGCAAGCATGGCTGCTGTGCTTGCCTTGTGCGGGAAGCCTGTCACCATGAGCAAATATGCCCGGTTGATGCTCCACAGCGTCAGTGGCGGATGCTATGGCAACAAGACCGAGCTGCGCCGGTGCATAGATGAGATACAGGCACTCGAGGACAGTCTTGCCGATATGCTCGCCTCAAAGCTGAAAACGGACAAGGCGCAAATAAAATCCTCCTATTTTGATGACAACGACCATTGGCTGACCGCCGGGGAGGCATTATCGCTCGGACTTGTGGACGGTATCTATGATGCCGACCCGGTACCGGACGACAGCACCCCGGAGCAGATATACAGCATATTCAATAACCGGCTTGACAAGCCATCAAACGACAACCAGATGAATTTAGAAGAATTAAAAAAGCATCCGCGCTTCAAGGATTGCGCGGATGACGCCGCGGTTCTCAGGGAGATTGACTCCCTTGAGAAGGCGGCAGGCAAGGTTCCCGGACTGGAAAACGAGAACAGGGAACTCAAGGAGAAGGTCAAAGGCTTTGAGGACAAGGCGGCCGAGGCAGAGGAAACGGAGCGTGCTTCCCTTCTCGACGCGGCCGAGCAGGACGGCCGTATCAACGCCCGGACGCGCCCCACATTCGAGAACATATTGAAGCGTGATATGGAGGAAGGCAAGGCTGCTCTTGCGGCTCTCACCCCCAAGCGCAAGGTCATGGAGGACATAAACCGTCCGACCGACAGCGATGGGCCGTTCGCACGCCGCATGAAAGAGATAAAAGACCGGCTTAAGAAGTAAAACCAACCATAATAAAGGACACTATGGCAATAGTAGTAAAAAACACCAATTACAACGGTGAGGTACTGGAAACCATCCTTACCACCGCCTCCACCGGCAATGAGCTTGTGAGCAAGGGACTCATCATGGTCATTCCCGGAGTGGAGAAGAAAATCAGCATCCCCCGTCTAAAGACGGGCAAGATGCTCCAGAAGCAAAAAGTCAATCCTACCGTAGAGGACAGCAAGGGGAACTTCGATTACAGCGAGCACTCCCTTGACCCCAAGGATTTCATGGCGTTCACCACCTTCAATCCCCG